GAATCAATGAGCTTTTGAATGCCGCCCATTTGATTCGGTTCGAGGATGTTTTCCTGATTCTTCTTTTGTTGCGCTTGATTCCGCCGCTTAGCCGCTGCTTTGTAATCGGGCATTAGTGATACACCTTAACGCCCCAGGCATCGGAGCGGTTCTTTAGGCTAGAGATACGAACCTGCGCTCCGGTGTGCGGAGCCTCAATGTACTTCCCGCCACCGATATAGATTCCGATATGGTGACCATTACCGAATCCAACAAGGTCTCCCGGACGGAGCGAATTGAGCGCCGCCTTCGAGCCCATTTTGAGTTGTCCGTAGGACACGCGGGGCATTTTGAGGCCCACTTGCGCATAAGCGTATTGGACGAGGCCAGAGCAATCGAAACCAACTGTGTTTCGACCCTGCTGGATTCCCTTGGAAGGTCCCTTTGATCCACCGCCACCCCAGGAATAGGGAGTGCCCAGCCACTGCTCGGCGGCACTGACGATTTTACCGCCAATGCCGCCGACGCCGTTGGGCATTTGGTAATTATAGCCGCTGGAGCTGCCGTTCTGCATTGCGGCCTGGGCTTGAGCCTGCAATTGCGCGAACATATTGGAGCTCTCGGTGATGTCGTTCTGTCGCTGCATTTGCCGCTGATAAGGGGCCATGAGAGACCCCTTCTCAAACTGCAAATTCTGCGCGAACTGCTCCATCGGATTTCCGGCTTTAAGGTCCGTCGTCGGAGCGGACGGTCGAGCCTGAAAGCGTGCATTCTGCTCTTGCTGCTGCTGCGCCAATTGAGCGAGCATGTCATCCGGCGACGGCTGCTGTGGCTGATTCGGATCGATCGGATTAAGCCGCTCGGTATAACCAGGAGTCATGCGAATACGTTGACGACGAATCATCGCGTCTTGTAGCGTGTTCGGCATTACTGCTTCCTCCTAGCCTGCTCGAATTGCGCCTGCTTAATATACGGTCCGGTTCCCAGCAATCCAGCAGCGGTTAGCTGGTTAATCAGACCTTCGAGGTTCCCGAGTCCTTCTCGATCGCCTCTATTCGTTGGCCCGGCAACCCCGATATTGGACAGCCGAGACAAGATGGAGACAATGGGAATCTGTTCTGTGGCGTATCGCGCCGGATCAGATCCTGCGCCGCCATAAACTGGAGCCCCTGTCGAAACATTCTGATTCATCCCGATTTCCATGGGAATCCGGATCGCCGGGTTCGCCATTTCGAGCATTGACTGAAGGGGATTACCCCCACCAATCTGTGCGACGGTATCAATCATCGGATTCGATGGATTGACTAGCGAATAGCCGCCCATCGGAAGCCCCGAATTAGACTCGACCCCCTGGCGGGACAGAGCGGCGATTAAGCCAGGTATGCCCTCCATTCCGGTCTGAGCGATCGGGCCAATCCCCTTTTCTTTAACCCAATCCGGGAAAAGCTGGTCGGTCGGGAATGGATCGGTACGAGAAGGGGCATCAACGCCCATATACGCCTGAAGGGCTTCCATTCCCTTAGGATATACTAGCACCTTACCCGGCTTCATTACAATAGACTCTACAACCAGCGGAACGGCCTTGCGAGTCCAACTGTAGAACGGGAAAATACGACGAAGGTATTTCCGCTCGAAGTTGGTAAGGTCCATTCCGTCAGGGTGCCACTTTCGCACCGTGTGCGCAGCCTCATCGAATACGTCCTTAAGGTCGCCCATCTTGGACTTCTTAACGGCGTCGATGAAATGCGCGAGCCTGAAGTAATGCTCTCGGTGTTCTGAAACCCCGGAGGCAAAGTCACTGACCCTGCCACCGAAAGGCTTAAAGCTGGGCAAAAGCGCCTCGCCGTAGATGTCCTCAATCTGTCGCGCGGTCAGGAGCAGACCCCTATTGTGCGCTGCCAGATAGATATCGTCTGCGGTAAGGTTCTTCCCGCCCTTTGTAGTGAGCAGCACAGGCTGCTTTGTGGCCTTCTGTGGGAGCTTTCCGACAAGCTGCTCCACATCGGCCATTGTCTTATAACGCCCACGCTGGGCTTCCATTACGCGAGCGGCCGTTCCATAAACCTTGGGGTCATTAACCCCGGCAATCCAGGAAAGCCACCCGTCACCGATTCCGTTGCGAATGTGGTGGGCCGGTGAGTAAATCGTCACCGACTTCTTCCACGTCGCTAGCGCAGCGTCGAGGTATTTCGCGAACGGGGACTTCGGGTCGTACATGTCATTCAGCGTGTCCATCATTCGCTGAATTTGTGGTACCATTTCCTTCGGGAACCAGCGATTCTGCAACCTGTGATGGTCGACCCTAAATCGAAATTCACCACCCGGACGCAGAGAGCCCCATCTAGCAGCCACCTCATCATATAGCGTGTATTTCTTCGCGAGGCGTTCGACGGCTGTTTCGATACGAGCCATAACGTTAACTGGGTCGCCCTTAACGTCCCAGGATTCCCATGATTTAAGCCAGTCCGTGCCTTCCTCGTAGCCTTCCTTTGTAAAGTAGAACTCCGAGGCGACACGGCGCAGTTCCTCATTCAGGTCATCCATTACCATGCCAGAACGCAAGGCGACGGATTGGACTTCGTCCTTGATTCCCGAGCTGGAGAAAAGCCTTTCCATTGAATCACGGAATCGGGCTGCTACTCCGTCAAGATTAGGGTCTTCCCGGCGCGCTTGTGCAACCTGAAACGCCTTAATCCTGTCATCGGCTGTGGTCTTCTGAACCAGGTCACTCCAGACACGGTGCCTGTGGGAAGCATTTGCCTCCGCAGTAAGCACCTGGTCCAGCATGGGCTGACGCAGATCCTTCATTCCGAAGAATGTGGCAAATCGGAGGCCGAAGAACTCGACCGCCTTATTGCCATTACCTAGCTTGGTACCCGCCTGCTTTGCTGAAATGCCGACGACCGTTTCCAGCTTCTTGGTCATTGCCTCACTAATGGGGGCCCAGGCATACTGCCCAGGCTTCCCGGCAACAATAAGCTGAATCTTGGTCTTGTTCGCATTCAGCGCCGTCTGAGCCGGACTCTGCCCACCATTCATGATACCATTCAGGAGATCCTGAGTAGCACGAATAGAGCCAGGGCCAGTTTCCATTGCCTTGAGACCGCGCGCCGTCTCATCGCTAATGGCATCCTTGAAGTTCTCCAGCTTTCCAGGGCTCAGAATTTTCTCCGCAATAGAGAACTTCTGAACACCCTGAGAAAGAGCCAGATCGACAATAGGCGTGTCGCCCATTACCGAATTAGCTCGCACATTCTCAATCGCCTGCGCGAGACCCGGCTCACTCACTGCGTTCTTGGACCACTGCTGAAGGTCGGTCACGTTAATCCGAGACGGACCGCCCATTTCGTCAATGATTCGAGAAAGCGAAAGCTTGGTGCCATCCCAGTGCTTCATTCCGTAGCCCTGGGACCTGAAATACTTCTCAGCTTCCCGCATCATCGTCGTTGCCTGCGTGAGACGGTCAACGGGTGAGCCGACCGTCCGCTTTAGCAAGTTATGGAAAATGCGAAGCTGCTGAGTAGGATTGAGGTACTTATCCGGCGTCTTCACACGGGAAATGAACTGACGAGCGGCTGAAACTGCTACCGCTGTCTGCATTCCCGTAGCCACAGGAGCCGATGGAGGATTAGGCGTCGCCCGAACAGCTGAGGGAATATCCCCCTGCGCCATTCGCTCGATAATGTTCTCGGCAGGCTGAACCGGGGCCAATTTACCCGCAGACCAGGCAGCACGCGCCTTCGCGTACTCCTGCATGTTCGGGAAATCAGCCTTTTTCGGAACAGGACCCTTGGCGTCCTTCGCCGCCTTCATGAAAGCAGCGAACGCCTTCTTATATCCCTGCTCACCCTGGTTAGGAACATTCATTCCTGCCCGAGCAGCGTCCGCCACATTGAACGGAGTCGATTTCGGGACGGATTTAGCCCCAGGAACTTGGAGGGCATTCTCCAAAGGCCCCACAGGGCGTATTCTCGGGACGTACATTCCGTTGACATGGGTTCCTGCCGCAGGGCCAGGAATAGGTACCCCTGCGCTGCTGACTGCCGCAGGTTCTCCACCAAGAATAGTGGGGAGTTGTCCCTGCTCTGGGACATTCTCCCTGTGGGCGTTCTTGATGATTTCCTTGCCGTCTTCGCCCTTTGTGACAACCTGGCCCAAAGGAGCGCCCGGCGTGACAGAAACGGTACCTGCGACCTTGGGTGCCTCAGCCGCAACCTTAGCGACGTCTTCACCCTTATTGAATAGCTTCCCAATCTTGGAGATTAGGCCAGCACCGACGTACGACGTGGGGTCGAGGCCGATGTCCATTCCCAGACCGAGAAGGGTTTCCCCAATTCCGTGGTCTTCCCCGCGTGCCCTATTCTCGTCAGCAATCATTGACGTGAATGTGGTCTTATCCTGGCCGGTCAGTCCGCCGCCGATACCGCCAAGAATGTGCCCGATATCGAGACCAGACTTATCGTCGTGTAGTCCCTCCTTCAGACGCTTTGCCGACTCGGCTACCGCGTAATTAGGACGGGAGAGAACGTCGAAAATCCGGGAGACCACTGAAGGTCCCCCGGAGCTTCCACTTCCTGCGACCTGTCCGCCAGGCTTTGAATCCAAGCTAGAGTTAATCAGAATGGAGCGGGCGAGATCGGGCCTACTGGTGGAGGGGGAAGCTGCTATTTGTGCCTGAAGATTAGTAATCTCCAAGAGCAGCTTATTCATGTCTCGCGTGACCATTACCCCTCCTTACAGTTTCCCGAGGTAAGCCGCCATGGCTCTGGTTAGAGCCGACGGGGAAATACCGTTGTCTCGCGCGTACGCATCCGCCTGGGCAATCATCTGCTCTGGCGTATAAGTGTTGCCGCTTCCTCCGAGCTGAACAATAAGCTGCTGAAGGATTCCGGTGTAACGGGTGGGCTCTGTCTGCTGCCATTGCGTCCCAGCGAAATGATCCGCCAGATACTTGCTAGCAGCCGTGAGGCCCTTTCCGTAGCCGCTACTCGTCGGATTCGTGAGCTTATTGTGCTGAGAAATAAGGTCGTTTTCCATCCCAGAGATCTGGAGGATTTTCGACCACGCGTCGTCCTGCGCCTTTGACTGCTGTTGCTGGTAGCTATTAAGAGCCGCGTATTGCGCATTAGCCCGCTGGGCCTGAAGCTGTGCGATATTACCCTGCTGCTCGAACATGAAGTCCTGGAATGCCTTGGACAACTTGTCCGACTGCTCGGCACCCGTCAGCCTTGAAACAACGCCACCCGAGCGCAGGTAATCCGTATTCGCGGCCCCCTGCATTTGAATGGCCTGCTGCTGATTGGCCGATTCCTGCGTTCCCTGCATTTGATACTCGCCCATATCCTGAGCGAGAGGATTCAAAACGTCAGGAGCCGCAGACTGAATTCCGAGCTGTGCGAGCTGGTCACTAATAGCGCTCATTGAGCTGGTGTAATCATCCCGAATACCAGACTTCAGATCAGCAAGGCGAGCCTTCTCTGCTTCGCTATTCGCCTTGGTGTCCTTCTGCGAAATCGGGACGTCTTGAGCGTACATCTTCTCAAGGTCTTTGTACGTTCCGGCAATAACCTTCTGCTGGTTATTGGTCTCGGAGCGGCCCTTGGCGATTAGACGCTCGACGGCATTGATTTGTGGGTCGTATTGCAGACCAGCTTCCATGCTCGCCTGCGACATCATTTGCTGCTGCGACATTGGAGCGGCCGAACCGTACGCCATTTCCTTTAGCTTCTGGATTCTCGCCAGAGCCTCTTGGTATGGGTCCGGTGCAGGCTGCGACGCCTGACGCATTTGGTCGAGATTAGTGTAGGCCAATGTTGCTGGCCCAATTTGAGGTGCGCCCGGTGCCTGAATACCGGCAGTTGTCGGCATTCCCCGCTGCTTGCCGCTCCCCACGAGGGATTCAGCAATCTTACGCGCCCACGTTCCAGGATTCCAGTCAGAATCCCACCACGGTCCCGGCATTGCCTACCCTCCTTTCACTAGTATGAGGAGCTGCGACGGTTGGCCGCATCCTTACGCGCCTTTTCCTTAGCCAATTCCTGCTCACGCTTGAAATTCGCCTGCTCCGTAGCAATGTCTTGCAGGAGCCGGTTATTCTGCGTGGACAAACCCTGGAGATTGGTCTGGTAATCCTTCTCGTAATCTCCGAGCCGCTGAGCGTAGAGACCCGACTGAAGCATTCCACGAGAAGCGAAATCATCCTTGAACGAGGTCAGGTCCTTTAGACGCTGATCCGCCATAGACTTTTTCCCGGTCTCGTAATCCATACCGACTCGACCCTGTCGAACCTTCGCGTCGGCGAGGAAATCAGCCCAGGTCTTAGAAAAACTTCTAAGCTGGTCCTGATAATCCGAGTCTTTCTTCAGCCAATCCGCAAGCGACATTTGCGGCTTGGGCGGCTTAATCTGCGCTGTGGGGCCACTAGAGCCTCCCGACGGTGCGCTGTACGTCGGAGAAACGTAGCCACCCCCACCATTTGAACGCGGAGGCGGAGCGGGCGCGTGCCGGACAGGAGTGCCGACTCTCTTAGGCGGCGGATTACGCTTCGGAGGTACCTTGACGTTTGCCTTCGGAACGAATCCACCGTATGTACCATCGGACGGGTCGAGGGCCATTTAGACACTCCTTAGATTGTCAGAGGACATGAATTTCCCTGACTTCCGGGCTTTCATTCTTCGGAGAATGGCGCTCCTGCGAGCCGAAGCCGCTAGGTCCCTTTCTCGATAGCCCATAGGATCAGAAGGGCCAATATTTGGAAACGGGCGACCGCCGCCGTAAATTCGCTTACCCACCTGGTACGGAGCCGCATTGAGATCGCCCTTGTTCCTGTATGCCATTAGTTCACCGCCTTCACTACAGTCTGCTTAGTCGCAGCGACAATAGTAATGGTGAATAGACGACAAGGCCCGTCGACGGTGGTGCCATTCGTCGTCAGCTGAATTCTGAAGTTAATCTGCCTGAACCGCAGAGCTTTAAGAAATTTAGCGAATACTCGCGCAGTAAGACCCGGTGCCGTTACATTACTGAATACCGATACGGAGCCGGTCAGTGGTGCCTGCCACGTTCCCAGATCCGACGCTTTCTTACCCTGGTTGAAGATATCACCCCAAAGAGTGACCGCTCCCAGGACAATGGGCGACGCGACCCCGATGACGTTATTACCTGTGAGCACATCCGCGCCCCACCAAAACAGCCGCTTATTAACCTGACTCGCCGCTAGGTCGAGATTCTTGGTCAATGCTGAGCAGGTAATAGTGAACGGGGTACCGCCCACCTTTTCATTATTAGTGGCGTCGAATCCGTCACGAATCCGGACCACCGTCTTATTATTCTGGATGGACGACCCTGCATAAAACTCGTCGTTGACCGCCGCTACCACGTTAGACGGGAAAGCAACGATCGGGCCGAAGTTATGCAGGTTCGTGGATGCCGACTCCCACCGAGTCCAAGTTCTTGTGCGAAGGCCCAGGACATAGATGCGATTGTAATACCGTACGATGAGACGGTCACCCATAATACTGAGGAATACTTCCTCTACCCGCGTTCCACCTGGAGCAGTCCCATCATATAGGAATGGCACCTTGGTGTTGATGCGAGTGAAAATGTAGTTGACAATCTCGTAAATGTCCCCTTCATGGTAGACGAAGACAGAATCCTCGTACTCAGCGACACATCGTCGCGTCGTAGCTCCAATGGTCGTGGATATGTTCTCCCGTGTCGCGTCGGAGGGGTTAGCGTCATAGGATAGGGCATAAGTAGAATCCTCCTTGAATAGCAGCAGGTTCGACTTATACACCGCCATATCAATGAGCTTTTGCCCGTCGCCGGACGTGACATCAATGAAGTTAGTTCCAGGCCACGAAGTGAGGTCTGCCGCTGCCGAGAATGAAAGACGTGACGAGTTTGACGTAGCCGAGATTCCGGGGCAGATAAACATCCGCTCCTTATAAACCCGGCAAGCTTCACCCTTTGGCATTGCCGCAATAGCCGTGAATGTCGTACCATCCCAACTTCCGCCAGGATTAGCACTTCCCGGTGCTGCGACTAGCCAAATCTTATCCGCGTATTGCACCATGCAGGTGGCTCGAAAAGTCGCGGTTATCGTGTTCCAGAGACCACCGGAGAACTGATACACTCCGTTGGTATTGGAACCGATAATGAACGTTCCTGTGGTGAGTTTCGCGACTCCCAGGAGAACGACTCTCTCGGTCCACGAAACATTAGGAGATCCGAAGTCCTGAATGGGGGGACGAGAAACCAGCGAGCCGTCAATATCCAACTCGAAATTGACCATATCGACAAGCTCTGCATCAGCCACAGCAGAAGGGTCTGAGCCCGTATTAAGGCCCCCAGTGAAGGGCCCAATTCGTAGCGGTTCGCCGGGCATCTACCCTCCTAGAACTGATAGAAATCGTCGCTGTCTTCAGGTCGAACCGTGATTGTAGGATAGAACTCCTCGCCATCCCACTTCTCACGCTCCCGATTCGCGGTAATGTCCGCAGTTGCCTGCTGAGACTTATTACCTGACGAATCCCAATCCTCGTCCATTTCATACGCCTGGGCGAGAACCGTATTAACTACTGCATTGTGGTATTGAATCGGCAGATCCAGGACATCACTGTCGTTTACCACGTCTGTTGGATGGCGCTGATAGTAAATCTTCAGACCGCCGACAACTGATTCATTTGGTACAGGAAATAGCTTGATAAGATTCGAGAAACTCGTCCAGAACTGCGAAATCGACTGAGCGAACGTTGTTCCGTCCCAGCCGTCCATGTTCTGATCGAATTCTTGAAAGCTCACGTGCTTTACCTTGAAGTAGCTAAGCCCCGTTCCCATCTTCACAGATATAGAACGAATGACGAAGCACGCCGGGGGAAAGCTGTATTCTCCTGTTCCCTGAACGAGATCTGCCGTTGCTACTGTTTCGAGGATTCCCTCGTTCTGGTTGACAATATCCCGTTGAGCATCATTCACCCAACGGAGAATGTCTCCATCTGTGACCTGAACGCCAGATTCATCGCCAAACTGACGCTTAACGCGAACCTTGACGTCTCCTAGGTTCATTAGCGCCTCCGGCGTCCATTGTGATCCAGGTGGAGCATTTCCCCGGTGATGGGGTGCCGGGTATTGATGAACCACTTAGAGCGGTTTGTCATGAGGAAATGCATGAAGTCAGAAGTAACTTCCAGTTCCTCATCATGCTGCTTCAGACGAAACGCTTCATTCGCAGCATTCTGCTGGTCGATTATGTCCAGGAGATTCCGCTGACGGCGAATATCTCCAGCGAATAGTCTCGCAAGAATTTCCCTGGGATCGTCAAGTTCACTCGCGAACATGACAATGTAATGCGGCCTATTCTCAGGCGCATGAACAATTGCATATGGCTTCGACGTAGTAACGTCGTCCCGCTTCTCCGGGGGAATCCACCGAAGTTCCATTTCGGGATTGAAATCGTGGAGAATCTCACTGAACCTAAGCCAGTGTTCGCTGACGAAATGACCCTCAGCAAGCACAGCGGGATTTGTGAATTGGTTAGCCACCGGCCCCAACCTTAACAGTTACGTTTCCACCGACGGTAAGCGTGGAAACTCTCGCCCGTAGATAGCGGGCAGGGAATGCAACTCCTGCCTGCACCACGTAAATACCCGGCGCAGAAAGGGCAGCCGACGAA